TTGTTGAAAAAGTCATGAAAAAGAAGGTTCAAAAGGATACTTTGAAACCCGATGATGAAGAAAAACCAAAGAAGAAATTGAGCGATTATCAACAATTCGCAAAAGATCAACTTGCTTTTCTTAAACAGAGGGAAGATGCCAAAGAAGAAGGAGAAGAAAAACTCAAGCAAAAGGATTTGATGAAACTTGTTGCTAAACGATGGAAATTGAAGAAAGCAGGAATTGATGAAGGAGAATGGGATGAGAGAATGATAGAAGATGACGAATAAATTATAAAAAGAGGGCAAATTAAATTTTTGTCCATTTATTAAATTAGAATGAGTAAATATATAGCATCGGGAACTTATGGATGTGTTATTAAACCTAATTTAAATTGTAATGGAACATTTGGAAAATCAAATACAATATCTAAATTTTTTTTTGATGAAATAGATTATATAAATGAAAAAAATATTCATAAAAAAATAGAAAATATAGATAAAAAACATGAATTTACAATAAAAATGGTTAGTAGTTGTAAAATTTCTTTAACACCAGAAATTAAAAAAAAAATAAATAAATTAAATTTATGTGATTTAAAAACAGATGAAATACATCAAATAATATATGAATATGGAGGATATGATTTAGATATTTTTTTTAATAAACAAAATATTAATTTTAATAAATTTAATTTTTATATTTTTTTACAAAAATTTTTTAATATATTTTATGGTTTATCTAAACTTAATAAAAATGATTTAATTCATTTTGATATTAAAATTAATAATATTCTATATAATATTAATAAAGAAAAATTTCATATTATTGATTTTGGTCTTTTAATATCAAAATTAAAATTATATACAAATCATATTGTTAATAGTTTTAAAAATAATCAACATGCTTTTTATCCAAATGATTTTAATATTATATCTTATATTAATAATGGAATATTTTATAAAAATTTAAATGAATATAAATTAAATTCTGATTTATTTATTTTATTTATAAATGATGAAATAGATATTATAAAAAATAATTATAAATTTAATAATAATGACCCTTATCTAAAAGAAATTTTAGATATTTATAATTATTTTAAAATTGATATGTTTAAAAATTTTGATTATAAATTCTTTGAAAAAATCTTTATCAATAAAATTGATATCAATAAATTATGTAAAGATATTGCCGGTAAATTAGATGTTTATATGCTTGGTTTAGCATTATATGAAATAACTATTATAATCTTTACGAAATTTTATAATAATCCTTCTATTAAAAAAATACCTATTGAATTATTCTCTCTAATTAAAAAAATGCTTATATTAAATCCTTGTAAAAGAATTTCAATTCATAAAGCAAAAACTGAATATAAAGCTATTATGAAAGTTTAATTTTTAATTTAACCATTAATAAATATCTATCTACTTCTGCTTCATATTCTGGAAATACCTTTCTATATCTACATTTAATATATGCCTTAATTCTATTAATTGCCGATAAATTAATGTAATAATCAATATCTTTAACCATATTAATTTTTTCATTAAAATTTAAATCATTTTTTTAATTGATTTAAAAAAATAAAAAATCATCTTGTGTGGGGATCGAACCCACGACCATTAGGTTAAAAGCCTAACGCTCTGCCTCCTGAGCTAACAAGACATATTTATTAATAAAATCTAATCTTTAAATAGTTTTTTGAAAAAGTCCAAAAATACGAATATTGGACGCCCAACCAATAATTTTTACATTTCTAATCTTCTCTCCCAAATCATAATAATCTCATCAGGAGGATGATAATTAAATTCTTCATCATCTTCTTCAATCTCATCGTAATCAATCTTGAAGATTTCTTCATCTTCATAAAGTTCTCCGTTGGAAGCAATGTATGGCATCTTTGAATGTCGCAATATTTAAATAAATAATCATAATCAATTTTATTAATTATTCTTTTATTCTAATACAAAAATAAATATTCACTAGGAATATAAGAATTATATATTTGTCTATGCCCTATTTTAAATCTTCCCGAAAATATAAAATTATCCTTGAATATATTACTATTTATATATGATACTATATTATTTAAGTCGCATTCTTTTTTTGGTTTAAGCATTATTAATTGACTACCAAAATAATTAACCTTACCTAAAAATGATACATTTTGTTTTCGTGTTAAATTATAAATATAAATACAATCTTTACCTAAATTTGTATTTATTGTCTTAATATTTCTTGGTGCTCCCCATTCATACCAATTATTTTCATTAAACTTTCGTATTCCTCTTTCTATAAGTTCTTTTTTATGATTTAATAAATATGTATTAATTTTCTCATTTTCACATGGATATTTTTCAATATAAATATATTTATCTATTTTATTTTCACCATTTAATACTTCTATATTTCCAATTTCTTCATTTTTATAAACCTCCTCTTTTCCACTAACAAGACCAACATAAATATCAAAATAATCTTGAAACATTACACTATTATTATTTTCTTCTTCTCCAAATGTAATTAATCCATTGCTATTTGTAATATAGAGTAATTTATTATTATATAATACTTTTTTTTCAATTAAACTATTTTTACAATATCTAAAAATAATAATATCAATAGAAGCATTCTCAAACATTTTTTCATTATGAGGATGGTATATATGTGTAAATGTTCCATTAATCATCATATCATTTAATAATTTTGAAGCACTTGTTAATTTAAGAAAATCAGAAGGAACTATAAATATCAACTCGCCATTTTTATCAAGTAAATTATAACATTTTTCAGTAAAATCAATATATAAGTTTCCTTTTTTAATTCTAATATAAGGTGGGTTTCCTATTATTGTATTGTATTTTTTAATTATTGTTTGTTTCAAAAAATCACCAAAAATAATATTATCTCTATTTATTTTGTCTAATAATTTAATTTCTGTATCAATTTCATACATATCAAATGTTATACTCGGTAATTTATCTATTATAAATGTAATTAAATCACCTTGTCCGATTGATGGTTCTAATATATTAGAAGGATTGTTTAATATAAATTCAAATACCTTTTCTTTAAGTTCTATATGAGTTGTAAAATATTGTCCCAAATTGTGTTTTTTTGTCATAGTTGATATTTAAATTATTTTATAATATCTTCTAAATCATTTTTTCTTTTATTAAATAATTAAAAAAAATTAAAAGGTTTTAAAGTCCAAAAATACGAATATTGGACGCCCAACCATTCATTTTTTACATTTCAAACCTTCTCTCCCATATCGTAATATCATCAAGAGGAAGATAATTAAATTCTTCTTCATCTTCTTCAATCTCATCATAATCAATCTTGAAGATTTCTTCATCTTCATAAAGTTCTCCATTGGAAGCAATGTATGGCATCTTTGAATGTCGCAATATTTAAATAAATAATCATAATCAATTTTATTAATTATTCATTTATTCTAATACAAAAATAAATTAAAAGGTTTTAAAGTCCAAAAATACGAATATTGGACACCCAACCAATCTCATTTTTTACATTTCAAACCTTCTCTCCCAAAACGTAATATCATCAGGAGGAAGATAATTAAATTCTTCATCATCCTCTTCAATCTCATCATAATCAATCTTGAAGATTTCTTCATCTTCATAAAGTTCTCCGTTGGAAGCAATGTATGGCATCTTTGAATGTCGCAATATTTAAATAAATAATCATAATCAATTTTATCAATTATTCTTTTATTCTAATACAAAAATAAATTAAAAGGTTTAAAAGTCCAAAAATACGAATATTGGACACCCAACCAATCTCATTTTTTACATTTCAAACCTTCTCTCCCAAAACGTAATATCATCAGGAGGAAGATAATTAAATTCTTCATCATCCTCTTCAATCTCATCATAATCAATATTGAAGATTTCTTCATCTTCATAAAGTTCTCCATTGGAAGCAATGTATGGCATCTTTGAATGTCGCAATATTTAAATAAATAATCATAATCAATTTTATTAATTATTCTTTTATTCTAATACAAAAATAAATTAAAAGGTTTTAAAGTCCAAAAATACGAATATTGGACGCCCAACCATACTCATTTTTTACATTTCTAATCTTCTCTCCCAAATCATAACAATCTCATCAGGAGGAAGAAATTTATAATCATCTTCTTCTTCAATATCATCATAATCAATTTTGAAGATTTCTTCATCTTCATAAAGTTCTCCATTAGAAGCAATGTATGGCATCTTTGACTAGGATAAAATTTAAATAAAATATCATAATCATTTTTTATTAATCATGTATAAAAATAAAACAATTATTCTATTTCTAATTTAATATCTCTTAAAGAAACAGGACTTTTAGAAGGATTTGATATTAATATATAAGATATTATTCGACGACTAATATTAAAAAATGTATTTTGTCTATCATTATCTAATAACATATTTTTTATTTCTTCAATTATAAATAATTCTCTACCAGTTCTTAAATTATCATTGTAAAATTTTAATTTTTCTAATTGTTGATCTATATCTGTCGGAAATAATTTTTTATAAAATTCTTCATCTTTTATTTTAAAATCTTTAATATATTCAGGAGTTGTTTCATTTTCTCTTCTTTTCATATATGTATCTTTTCTTTTTTTATTTATAAATTGTAATATATGTTCTATTTTTTCCATTGGAAATTGTTCCAATTTAAAAAATAAATATTTTTTTCCTTGATAAATATATCTATAATATAAAATAACTTGTTTAGGAGATATATTTAAATCATTATATGATTTAGAACCAATATTAAATGTATCTTCTATATCACATAAAAAATTTAAATTATAATCTAGTACTAATTCCATTTTAAAACATTTATTATCATTACATTTTTTAATAGTTGTTGTTTTAAATATTTTTTGTTTCATATTAAGTTTAAAACATTTATCATCAGGATAACTTTTAACATCAGGATTTTTATATATATCCATATGTGTTAATGTTAAATGTTGATTACTTATTGCTTTATCTTTATCACAAAATTCACCATCTTTAATAAGTCCATATGTTAATAAATTAAATAATTTACTATTATCATCTTCAAATATAATAGTTCCTGATAAAAAACACATATCATATCTTTTTAAAAATATAAATAAAATTCTAATAAAAGATAAAACATTTATTTTATGTTCGTTAAAATCTATACGAGGATTTGATTTATATCTACTCGGTATTTGAGGTAAAATTTTTACTGTTTTTTCAAACATTCTATATAAATAGAATTTTAAAAAAATAAAAAATACTTCCAATGGGGTTTGAACCCATGACCTCACGATTATTAGTCGTACGCTCTAACCAACTGAGCTATGGAAGTATAATTATATATTAAATATAATCCTTAAATCATTTTTAATATATAGGTGGAGGACAAATAGGGTTATGTGTATCAATATTTGAATTATTATAAACAAAATTACAATTTTTAATTAAAGGTATTATTTGTAATTTTTTATCTTCTTTTTCATATAATAATTTTATTCTATTAAAATCGTTTGGAATTACACCCATATATAATAAAGTTAAAGTAGAATTTAAATCGCCTAATTTATGATTAAAATAGAAAAAATATATATTTTCTAGATTACTTTTAAGATTAATTTTATTTTCAGGAACTTTTGAAGGATAATAATAACTTAATAATTCTATTTCTTTAAAATTTAAAATTTCAGTAATTAAATATTTATCTATTTTTATATGATTACCTATAATTAATTTATAATTATATTCCTTTTCCATTTTTTTATTCTTCATATTAAAAATTCCATATGATGACATATAAGGACTTAGAACATATATAATTATATTTTTTTTATATTTATTGTTATCACATAAAATTTTTGTATTTTTAGTAATTTGAAAACCAGTATATAAACAATCAAAAGGAAGAATTATAAAATCATCATCTTTAAAATTTTTATAATTATCATTTATAATTTTAATTTTAATTTCAGAATTAAAAAATGTAATCATTCTATATAAATATTCAAATAACCATTTATTACATTTACATCTACACTCATATAAATAAATAATTTTTTTATCTAATTTTTTTAATTCATCATTTAAAATTTTTATAGATTTAAATAATGAACGCATAAAATTTTCAAAACTAATATATTTAGTATTATCAATAATCTTTCTTATTATTGGTCTAATATCATCATTACATTCTTTTAAAAATCTATCTATATTTTTTTCATCTAATGAATAATCTTCATTTTCTCCTATTTTATCATTATCTATAAATTTTGATATATCTTCACCAAATAAACAAGAATACATTTTCTACTATTAATAAATATTAATAATCAAAAAAATAAAAAAACGCTTCCAGTGAGATTCGAACTCACGACCTAATGGTTAACAGCCATTCGCTCTAACCGACTGAGCTATGGAAGCTTATTTATATATAAAAACTTATCTTTATATCCTTTTTTCTCTTTAAATAAAAAATGATTTATTATTTGATTTAAAAAATTACTATTGAAAGATGGGTGATAAAACTATCAATATCATTTATGGTAAAGAAAAACGTACTCTTGTTAATAAAATTAAAAAAATTTGTTTTAATAATAATGGTACTATTTTCGGCGGTCTCGTTAGAGATGAAATAATTGCTTCGTATTATAGAGAAGAATTTATTAATAAAAAACTCGATTTTAGTAATTATTGGAATAAAAAATATGATATTGATACTATTGGAAGATTAATTATCCCCAATGATATCGATGTCTATTTTAAAAATCATAATAATATTAATACATTCATTAATGATATTAAATCTTATATTCAAATATTTAATGGATTTGTTCGTATTCAACATATGAATAATTCTTCAAATTTACGAAAATTTAATTATAGTTTAAATCTTCAATTAAATCATACTAAATTATATATTATTATTCATCTAGGAAGAACTATATCTTATTCCGGTATTTGTCTTAAAATTGAAGTAGATATTATCAGTATCGTTAATAATACATTGACAAATATTGAACCACCATTCTATAATCTCGATTTCTTATGTAATTTATTTATTATGGAAAAAAATAATGGTATTATTAATATTCGTCCTTCCAATTGTACCGGAACTCCATTAGATAATATGAATTCAGTTTCTAAATATAAAAATTCTTCTAAAATTTTAGAAGATATTATTAAATTTAAAACACAATTCCACGGAAATAATCTATCTCATTCATTCGATTCTGAATATATCAATTGTTATAGAATTATTAAAATGATTGATAGAGATTTTTCTTGGAATATAACAAATATCCCATTTTCTCATATTACCATTGATGAAGATAATGATAATACTTGTTGTATTTGTCTTCAAAATATTTATAAAGAACAATCATTAATATCTATTAATATTAATGAAAAAGTTAATAACATTCTTCATAAAAAATGTTTCATTCAATATTTAAAAATGGAACAACAAAATAAATATAGAAATAATGATAATTATATCGAAATTAGATGCCCTTTTAGAAATCCTTTCAATTTTAAAGAATGTTTTAAAAAAATAAATTTTATTTAAAAACAATTTTTATATTTTTTATTAATGGAAACACTATTTATTAAAAATATAATTAATCGTCCATTATTTGATAATACACCTGATTTAAATATAAATGGACTTTTTAATTATAATCCCGAAAAAGAAGAATTAATTTCTTTTACTAAAAATTGTGAAGAATTTGAAATTATTGATAAAGATATTGACGATGAATTAAAGAAAAAAAAAGAAGAAATGATTAATGTTTTAATTAATGAAAAAAATAGAATTATTAAAATTCTCGAATATATTATTGTTAATATTGATATTTTTAAAATTCAATTACCTTTTTATAAAAAATATGATTATGAAAATATTTCTAAATTTATGAAAACAAAAGTTAAAAAACATTCTAATAATAATTTTTTTGATATTATCAAATTTAATATCAAAAATAATATTAATAAAGATAAAGATAATATTATTTCTAAAATTTTACAAATTACCAATTATAATATCACCGATATTAATGAATATAAATTAGCTATTTTCTATATTTTTATTCAAATTATAGAATTATTTAATATTTATCTTAAATCTATTCATTATTCAATTGAACTTATTAATGAAAATCCTTCAAATACTAATGAAGATATTTTAATTAAAATTGATAATAATTTTTTTAATATCACAAATGATGAAATTAATATTTGTCATCATAATATTATCAAAAATACTTTTAATAAAAATATTGATAAAAATAAATTTAGTATTACATCATCAACTATGATTAAAATTAAAAAGAATTCTAATAAAATTTATGAAATTTTATTTAAATAAATTAATATTTTTTTTCTCTAACATACCATTCAACAGCATATGATGTATTTCTAAAACTAGCATGAATAGGTCTATCTAAAAATCTCGATTCATCAACATCTTTTCCACTTAATTCTTTTTTCATTTCAAAATTACCTGCTGAATATCCATTTTGATTTGGTTTTGGTTGTCCTGATATTTCTTGATCAACATAAGATGTTCCAATACCACTAAAAGCATCATTTGTATCATCTCTTGATGAATAACTATCATTAAAATTAAAACCCCATCGCATTTTTGATAATCTATGTGCTCTATCATAATTTATTCCATATACATTTGTCGGTTCTTTTTGACCATCATTTTTCTCTGATGAAAATATTTGATTTTTAGTCGCCCGTCCCTTTGAACCAAGAGGATTTATGAATTTACCTCCCATATTATAAGCAGATGCTGCTTTATTCATATCTGAAACTAGAACATATTTTCTCGTTAAATCTTTAAATTTATTTTGATAATCTTTTTTATCTAATTCTTTAAAAAGATTAAGTGCTGAAAAATATTCACCATTAATATCTACGTTATTTTCTTTCCAAATCCATCCTCTTTTATTACTTGGCGCCTTTAAATCTCCGCCAATTATTTTTTCATTAGTTTCTGGATTTATTACATAAAATATCGCCATCCATTCAGTTGCTCTTGATTTATTGAATGTATGAAATTTAGCATCATATTTATTGGGGGCATCAGGTTCTTTTTTATATATTAGATCACCAATACTACTTATAGCTAATTGTTCTTCATTTTTTAATATATCTTTAAAATTATCATTTATATATTTCACATCATCATTTAATGTTGTTTCAGATTTAAAATGAGGCGAATCATAATAAAAATTTTTACTTCCATAAACAGATCGCATCGCTAACATCCAACAACCTCCAAAATAATTTGTATCCATAATACAATATATATATGATGAACCAACATCTGGAATACTTATCCAATAATATCCATCTTTATATACTGGTCTTTTTTCTATTCCTTGTTTAATATCAGCATATTGTGTTAAAACTAGGGCATGATTTATATCTTTTAATGGTGTCTGTGATGTTTTTCCATCAAATAATGGGTCAGGTTTTTCAATTTCATATTTTGATAATCCGGGTGTCGGCGGGTTATCAACAGTTGGTGCTACAATTTCACCAACATCTCCATCTGTAAAAGCATTGGCATCAAATTTTTCAAAATTACTATTATTTAGATATATAAAAAAATATATTAGACATATTAATATAATAATAAACAAAACATTTAAAATAATTGACTTTATTTTCATTTTACTTATTATATATAAATTTTTATTTAAAAGTTTAATATAATATTTATTTATAAATTATGAATATCAAAAAAAGAGATGAAACATTAGTTATTTTTGATATTAATAAAATCAAAAACGCTCTATTAAAAGCATTTGAAAATACTAATGTAGAAAATCCATCTATTGATGATATTATTTCACATATTAATAATGAATTAATTAATAAAAATAAAAACATCTATGATATTGAAGAAATTCAAGATGTAGTTGAGAAAACTCTTATGATTTTTAAATATTATGATACTGCCAAGCATTATATTAATTATAGAAATGAACATAATAAAAATAGAAATAATACTTCATATCTTTCTAAAATTCCCAATAATATTAAAACAAATTGGGGAATGCTTGGTTATGTTACTTATAAAAGAACATATGCTAGACGTTTAAATGAAAATGATGATAATGATGAAACTACCGAAGAATTTCATGATACTATTATCAGAGTATTAGGTGGTTGTCAAAAACAATTGAAAATTAATTTTACAAATAATGAATTGGAAAGAGCATATAAATATATGATGGAATTAAAATTTTCAGTTGCCGGAAGATTTCTTTGGCAACTTGGGACAGAAACTATTGATAAATTAGGTTTAATGAGCTTACAGAATTGTGCTTTTATTAATATTGATGAACCTATTAAACCTTTCACATGGATTTTTGATGTTTTAATGTTAGGAACTGGTGTTGGTTTTAATATTCAACAGGAAAATATTAATAAACTTCCTCCTGTTTTAGATGTTGATATTGTTATTAGTCGTAAAGATACAAAAGATGCCGATTTTATTGTTCCAGATAGTCGTGAAGGGTGGGTTTCACTTCTTGAAAAAATGTTAGAAGCATATTTTTATAAAGGTGTATCATTTAATTATTCGACTATTCTTATTAGAAGTGCTGGAACTAAAATTAAAGGTTTTGGTGGTGTTGCTTCGGGTCCAGAAGATTTAGTTAAAGGTTTAAATCTTATTCAAAATATTCTTAATAATAAAAAGGGGCAAAAATTAACTAGTGTCGATTGTCTTGATATTGTTAATATTATTGCTTCTGTTGTAGTTGCTGGAAATGTTAGAAGATGTTTGCCAAAGGGAGCAAAAGTACATACAAAAGAAGGACTTATTAATATTGAAGATATTATTATTGGAGATGATGTATTAACATCGAAAGGATATACAAAAGTTATTAATAAATTTATTCAAGGAAAACAGGATGTTTATGTGATTACAACAAATAAAGGGGAATTTAGAGGTACATTAAATCATAAAATGTTAATTTATGATGAAAATAATGATACATATATTTGGAAAACTATTGGAGAACTTAAAACAGGTGATAAATTAATTAATACAAAAACAAAAATTGATGGTAATTCTAAAATTGAATTACCTTCATTTATATTTTCAAATAGATTAAATAGAATTAATACACCTAAATTTACAAGTGAAATTGCTTGGTTATTTGGATATATTAGTGGAAATTTTTATATTAATGAAAAGGATACAATTCATTTGAAAATTAAATCACATGAACTTTTAAAAAAAGTTATTAAAATTCTTGATAGTTTTGGAACTTCACTACGTATTATCACAGATATTGATATTAATAATAATAATTATCAAATTAAAATTATTTCTAAAAATTTTTATGATTATATTAATAAATATTTTATCAACATTATTCCATATTTTATTAATGAAACTACATTTAATAATCGTATGAGTTTTATTGCCGGTATTTTTGAAAGTAATATGTGTTCTATGACAGAAAATTCTATTAAAATTGAAAAAATCAATTCTGACACTTATAAAAGAGATTTAAGTATTCTTTTATATTCATGTGGTATTGAAAATAATACAGAACATAAAAAATCAATTATTATCGATGATTTTACAAATTTAGATTATATGAATACTATTAAATTTTTTACTAAAACCTTTCCTTCTAATTTTAAAACTTTCACCTGTTATAAACTTAATTCAATGAATGTTGGTATTGCTGATATTCAAGATATTAAATTATATGATTTTGTTGATACATATGATATTGAGGTAGAAAATATTCATGAATTCTTTTGTGATGGATTTTTAACTCATAATTCTGCTCTTATTTGTATGGGTGATTGTGATGATACTGAATATTTAAATGCTAAAAGATGGGATAGAGGTAATATTCCTAATTGGCGTTGTATGAGTAATAATTCTGTTGTATGTAATGATATTAGTAATCTTCCTCTTGAATTTTGGGAAGGTTATAATGGTAATGGCGAACCTTATGGATTAGTTAATATTGGTTTATCAAGAAAAATTGGTAGAGTTAAAGATGGATTAGAAAAATATAATGATCCGACGGTTGATGGTTTTAATCCTTGTTTTACAGGTGAAACTTTAATAGCAGTTGCTGATGGTAGAGGTGCTGTTTCAATTAAAGAATTAGCTGAAAAAGGCGAAGATATTCCGGTATATTCGGTAAATAAAGAAGGAATTGTTGAGATTAAAATGGGAAGACATCCTAGAATTACAGGTATTAATCAAAAAATTGTTAAAATTATTCTTGATGATGATACATATATTAAGACAACTCATAATCATAAATTTCGTTTAAATGATGGAACTATGATAGAAGCGAAGGATTTAAAACCAAGAATGAGTTTAACAAGATTACAAAAATCACATAATGGGGATATTAATAATATTTCAGTTTATACAAATACAACAAATTTTCAAAAAGATATATATAATGAAAATGAACTTATTAAAAATTTTAAATTAAATAAATTAAATACATATTTTAATAATGGTATTTTAAGTGTTAATAAATGTTGTGAAAATTGTAAAAAAGAATTTATTACTCCTTATATTAAAAGAGAGGTTGGTTATTGTTCTATTTTTTGTTCTAATACTTCAAAAACAGCAATTCAAAAAAGAACACATAGAAAAAATATTATTTATGAGAAAAAACAAAAAGAAATTCGTCATAATCAAATTATGATTTATAAAGATTTACAAGAAATTCTTTATAGAGACCCATATAAATTTGAATGGGAAAATGAATGTAAAAAACGTGGTATTCCATATAGATTAAGAACACCACATGAAAAGAATGTTAATCAATATGTTCTTCATTCATATAAAGAATTGAAATCAATTGCTATTGATTATAATCATCGTGTAAAATCAATTGAATTTATTGAAAATATGGAAGATGTATATAATATTACTGTTGATGATAATCATACTATTGGAATATTTACTAATTTTAAAAATTTTGAAGGTTCAGGTATTTTCACAGGAAATTGTGGAGAAATTACACTTTCAAATGCTGAAACTTGTTGCTTATCTGAAATATTCTTACCAAATATTATTGATTATGAACAATTAAAAGATGTTGCTACATTTGCTTATAGAATTTGTAAGCATTCATTATTATTAAAATGTCATCAAAAGAATACTGAAAATATAGTTCATAATAATTCAAGAATTGGCATTGGTATTACTGGATATTTACAATCAACACAAGAACAAAAGAATTGGTTAAGTGCCTTATATGATTATCTAAGAGATTATGATATTGAATATTCAAATAAAATTGGAGCATCTAAATCAATTCGTTTAACAACTATTAAACCATCTGGAACATTATCTTTATTAGCGGGAGTAACATCAGGAGCACATCCAGCAATTTATAAATATTTCATTCGTAGAATTAGAATATCTTCATCAAATACTTCATTAATTAATATTGCTCGTAATCATAACTATTTTATTGAATATCAAAGAAATTTTGATGGTACAGATGATAAAAATACGATGATTATTGAATTTCCTTGTTGTTATCCGGATGGAACTGTATTGGCAAAAGATATGACGGCAATTCAACAATTAGAAACTATTAAAGAACTTCAAACGAATTGGAGTGATAATGCTGTTTCTGTTACTATTTATTATAGATTAGAAGAATTGGATGAAATTAAAAAATGGTTAAATGAAAATTATAATGATAATATTAAAAGTTGTAGTTTTCTATTACATAACGAACATGGGTTTAAACAAGCACCTTATGAAGAAATTTCAAAAGAAAAATATGAAGAATTAATTAAAAAGGTTATTCCTATTACAAGTGGAAAAATTAATAATATGAAAGATAATGAATTATCGAGTGATTGTGTAGGTGGTTCTTGTCCCATTCGATAATAAATAAAAAAATAATTAAATTGGTGTTAATATTGAACTTTTCTTATATATACATTCTCCTCCATTCTTTTTATAACTTTCATATCTAGCAATTGTGAAAAGATAATCACTCAATCTATTTAAAAAAATTAAACAATTATCATCTATATGTGTATAATTATTCTTTACTTCTACCATTTTTCTTTCACATCTTCTCGCAATTGCTCTTGATAAATGGATATTATTTGATGGTAAAATAAAATTACTTAATTTAGGTAATTCATCCATTAAAATATCAATTTCCTTTTCTAATATTTTTGTAAATTCTAAATTAATATCAAAATTAAATTTTTTCTTTGGATTAGCAATTATTGTTCCTAAATCAAATAACCATATTTGAATATCCTTTAATATTCTATCACTTTCAATTATTCCTATAAAACTATTTAATTCATCTATATCACCAATTAAATCAATTAAATCACTCGATTTTGATACTCTACTACAATCATATAAAGATGTTTCACCTTTATCACCTGTTTTCGTATATATCTTCATTAATTATATATTTATCATTTACATCTTTATATATAATCTAAACACTAATAAAAAAATTATTAAGTAATAGAGCAGATAATGCTCCTATTATTTGTGCTATTATATATAAAATAGTCATATCGCCTGGTAATTTACCTTTCATAAACATCATAACAGATACTGCTGGATTAAAATGACCTCCTGAAACAGAACCACCAAGATATATAGCTGCCAATAAACCAACTGCTATTGCTATTACTCCAATAGTTGAATCATTTACCACATTTAATATAATTGAAAGGAAAAAAAGAGTTCCTAAAAATTCCGCAACTAATGCCTGTGCTGTCATATATTCTATATTATAGTTTAGAAATTAATTCTTTCATAATTTTATCATAATCTTCATTATAATACCATCTTTGACTTTCTTCATTTTTTTCAATTAATTTATATAAATCATAATACATAATCCATTTTCGTTTAAGAGTATCTTTTAAATCACTTACTAAATAACAATCTCCACTATATGTTACAGTTTCATATTTAACTAATGTTAGAGCTTTAAAATCGTCTCTATCATATTTAACCATAAAATAAGAAGTCATTTAATATAAATATTTATATATTATATAAAATCATTTTTTTATTATTTTTCATTATTTTCATTAAGAAATTTAGGATAATTGGGAAATTTATTAATACATCTTAAATATAATGTTAATTCATCCTCTTTCATCGTCTTTTTATCTTTATTTTCTTTATAATGATTTAAACAATTTTTATATTCCATACAATCTATATTTTTATTAATATTATCATTACATAAACACCATAAATAAGTCAAATCTTTTTTATTATTATTCATAAAATCTTTTGATGTTGGTACAGGCATAGAAGTATATAATTTACATATATCCTTATCTTTATTTTTTTCATCATTATCTTCCTTTATTTCTTTAAATAATTTTTCAATTAAAATTAATTTATTTAATATAATATCTAATTGTTCTTGATTAAGTTTTACAGTTGAATTTTCTGGTATCTTTTGTTCTTTTAATTCTTTTAATTTACTAATTTCTAATTGTATTTCTGCTTCTTTCTTTTTTAATTCTGCTTCTTTCTCTTCAATTGTTGATATTCCTTTTACTAATGTTGAAGCGATTGTGGTATGAACTTCTTTATTTTTATTTAAATTAGATATTTCTTCTTCTAATTTTAATTTTACTTCTTCTTTCTTTTTTGTTTCTTCATTAATACTATTTAATTGAGTTCCTTTTGAATTTATTTGAGAGGTTAAATTATCATTCTTTTTCGTATAATCATTATTTATTTTTTCTAAAACTTTTAATTTATCAACTTGTTCTGCCATTTTAACAACTGGGGCAATTTCTGTTGTAGGATTTTCGAATGTTTCATTTATATTATAAGGTATTACAGTAAAATTATTATAAATTATAAATAAAATTATTATTAATGGAATTGATATTAATATTATTATAGGAACTAATATTGATATTATATCAAAAAATAACATATCTAATTAATTTATAGACAAAAAATTAAAATATCAGCATTTTTTCCAAAGTATTTATAAAATTATTAATTATATTTTTATTATACTCACCATTTCCAAAATATTTCTCATATATTATTGATTCATGATCTAATTTTATATTTTCAATTGTTTTCTCATCATATGAATTTAACCATTCTAAATTAAATTCATTATATGCTTTATCCAAATTACTTGAATTCTTAAACCGTTTAATATAATATTCAATCATATTTATATTTATAAGAAATATTATTAATCATTTTTTATAAAATTTCTTAATTATTTATTTAAATTTATTATAAATGATAAAAATAAATTTTTTTAATTATTTATTTGTTAATAGATGATAAATATTAATTTATTAATTACATTTTAAATTTCTTAATTATTTATTTTAATTATAGATAATAAAAATAAATTTATTTATTAATTATAAACGACAAATAATTAAAAAAGAAATCTTTATATATATTTTGTTTATTAATTATTTAAATTTATTATAAATGATAAAAATATATTTGTTAATTATTAATTATAGATGATAAAATAAATTTATTAATTATTTATTTGTTAATAGATGATAAATATTAATTATTTATTTTCAAAATTCTCAATTATTTATTTTTAAATTTCTCAATTAATTACATTTTAAATTTCTTAATTATTTAATTTGATTATAGATAATAAAAATAAATTTATTAATTAATTGTTTATAATTAATTAATAATTATTTTTAAATTTATCAATTAATTATATTTAAATTTCTTAATTATTTACGAAATCCTTATATATATTTAATTATATATGATGTGAATAAATTATATTAATTATTATAAATGATAAATAATAATTTTTAAATTTATTAATTAATTATATTTAATTTTATTATAAATGATAAAATAAATTTATTTATTAATTATAAACGATTAATAAATAATTATTTTTTAAAAATTCTTAATTATTTATTTTAATTATAGATGATAAAAATAAATTTCTTTATAAACGATAAATAATTAAAAAAGAAATCCTTATATATTTTTTAAATTTATTAATTAATTATTATAAACATTATAAATAATAAAAATAAATTAATTAAAAAAAGAAATCTTTTTTATATATTTAATTAATTATTTTAAATATTCTTAATTAATTATTTAATTATAGATGATGATAAATTCTCAATTATTTATTTTTAAATTTATTAATTATATTTAAAATTCTCAATTAATTATATTTAAATTTCTCAATTATTTATATTTAAATTTCTTAATTAATTATATTTAAATTTCTTAATTAATTATATTTAAAATTCTCAATTAATTATATTTAAATTTCTTAATTAATTATATTTAAAATTCTTAAATATTTAATATATTAATTATTTATAAACAATAAAATAGACAAAAATTTAATTTTGCCTATTTATTTATTTTTCTAAGAATTTGCCAGCAAAGTTTCCAAGGAATTTATGAAATCTTCAATTATCATTTCCGAGTATTGAGAATATCCAACTATAAACTCCCTTTCAACGCTTTCATATTCTATTTTAACATCTTCCACCAAATTTTGATTAAATGAATTTAACCATCTATAATCAAATTTCGCATATACACCATACACATCGTCAGAATTCTTGAAATTCTTGATAAAGTTGTTGATTTCGTTAAAAGCTTCTTCTGTCATTGTTTCCACAATTATTTTAAAATAATAATTAATTCATTATTTATTAATATTCTATAAAAATAATACAAATTATAAATGTATTAAAATATATAATTTATATTATAAAAATGAATTAAAAATTTTATTATATTTATTAACAAAATGGGAGCAGGTGAAAGTGTATATGTCCAGAAGCAAGAAGCATTTGTTCGTGAAAATCGTGAAGCATTTAGGAGAGAATTGAAAGGATATTCACAAGCACAAGTCGATGGAAAATTAAGACAATTATATGCTGGAACAGATAGATTTAAGGAAAATGAATGGTCTTATGTTAATCCTACGAATTGGAATAAAGCACGTTCAGCAGTTATTGTTAGTCATCCAAAAAATGTCTATATTTATAGATAATTTTTATTATTTTAATAATAATCGTGAAGCTTTTTCATTATTAATTTTAATTCGACGATTTTCATTTTCAATTCTTTCAAGTCTTGCTCTTTCTTCTTCTTCTTCTCTTATTTTTTTATTTTCTATATAATTAAGTTCTTTTTCAGTTAAACCTTTTTTAAGCTTTTTATCTCTATATTTTTGATATTCTTCAATACTATTAAAATCTTTCTTTGTTTTTATTTCATCATTATTTATTAATCTCGTAGTTGAATATGCCTTTTTATAATCCGTATATATAAGATTTCGTCCATCTCTTTCAACTGGACTACTATAATCATCAGGTCTTTTACCACCTATTTCACTATAATTCATTTTTTTAGCAAGAACCATAGGTTCCGGATCTTTATATTTAATTATTTCATTTAATGGTTTTTGTGTATGTGTATGTTTTTCAAAAATCTTATTAAAATTAGTATTATCAAATTTTTTATTATCTATTAATTTCTCTTGTTTAAAATCTTCTCGAACTTTACTACTCTTTTCCATAATATCACCATAACCATAATCTAATTCTTCATTTTCCATTCTACACATATTAAATGTTCTATTAAATCTATCATGAAAATTCTCATCAATAGGAGGTGGTTTTTTTTCATCTTTTTCATTTGAATAATATTCTTCAACTTGTTTTTTTAAATCAATAAAAGTTTTATCTTGTTGTTTAGCTTTAAAATCATAAGCAAGTTTTTTAAAACATTCTGTAACAAAATTAAAAACAATTTCATTTCCACCTTTTTTATCAGGATGAGTTAAAAAAGCTGTATATTTATAAGCATCTTTTAATTCATCCCATGTAAAATTTTTTCTAACTTCAAGAACTTCATATGGATCTAATAATTCATAATTAATTTTTTTAAAATCAAATTTATTATCATTCTTTATAACTTCATAATATTGATGATATGTATATTGACGAGAACCATTATTTCCCATAATTTCTTTAATATTTTTATATAAAAATATATTATTTATATAAATAATATAAAATGACACATAAATTATATGATATTCTCGAAATATCAAATAATGCTTCTCAGGATGATATTAAAAAAGCATATAAAAAATTAGCTATTAAATATCATCCTGATAAAAATCCTAATAATCCATCAGCAGATGCCAAATTTAAAGAAATTTCAAATGCTTATTCTATTTTAAGTGATGAAGAAAAAAAGAATAGATATGACCATCTAGGAGATGAAAATTTTAATAATGAAGGAAATAGTGGAGATAATGATGTAGATATTAATGATTTATTTGCTAATATTTTCGGAAATAGAGGAGATCATTTTGGCGATTCATTTTTTGGATTTAGAAATAATAGACAATCAAATAATAAATGTAATAATACACATAAAACAATTTATGTAACATTAGATGAAGTTTATTTCGGAATTAATAAAAATCTAACTTTTAAAATTCAACATTATTGTAAAAAATGTATGAAAAATTGTAAAACTTGTAATGGTAATGGTATAGTTCAACAAATGATACAAATGGGACCTTTCACACAAGTTATATCTCAACCTTGTAATTTTTGTCAAGGTTCAGGAGTTATTAATGAACCTAATAAAAAATGTGGAGAATGTAAAGGTGAAGGTAAATATGAAACAGATAATTTATGTAATTTATCTGTTCCAAAAGGTTTTGAAGATGGATTAAAAACAATTTTTAATAAATTGGGAGAACAACCTAAAAAATTAAATCAAGAACCTGGGGATTTAATTTTAGAAATAAGAGTTCAAGACCATAATAATTTTATAAGAAAAGGAAATGATTTAATTTATAAATTAAATATAACTTTAACTGAAAGTATTTTAGGTAAAGATATTATTATTCCATATTTTGATGATACTATTAAAATTAATATTAATCAATTTGGTATTATTAATCCAGAAAAACAATATATTATTAAAAATAGAGGACTTCCTATAATTAATACAGATAAAAAAGGTAATTTATTTCTTGAATTTAAAATAAATTTTCCTAAACTCGAAAAAGATGAAATTACTAATTTAACTAATATTTTAAATAAAGCTTTCAAATATTAACTTTGAAATGATAATTTTTTATCATTATAAGAATTTTTATTAACTTTCATATCATCTAATAAACCACTATAAAAATTAACTAATAAATTATCACCATCTAATAATAAATTATCATTTTCTAATACACCCAAATTATCATTAAATATATTTCTAGAATAATTATCATCACAATAACAATATTTATCTTGTACTATTGTTTTTTGATCTACAGAATCATATACAGGTATTTTTTTAATAATATTTAATTCATTTCCAGCAGGACATACACAATCTATTTTATAATTATGTTTAGGAGTATTATCATAATTAATATTTATTATAGAAGAATTTGATATTTTATCAAATAAACGAATATTATATTGACTATCACTATTATCTAATGTTATTTTACATCTCGCAGTTTTTAATATATTTCTTTTAATTGTATCCCAATAAAAAATAATTACTAATAATAATACTATTAATATAAATGATAGATGAAGTAATATTTCAAATATTGTTTGTCTTTTCATCATAACCATATAAATATCATCAAATAAATATTTAATATTTATCATATTTCTATATTATACGAATATATTTACCAATAGAATTTGCCTTACATTTAATTAATTCTTTATAATTAGCATATTCTGTATATTTTTTATCAACTTCTGACATTCCAGCATCTATCATTTTTTTATTATTTAAATAACAAATATTTACATCTTTATTAATTTGTCTATGTATTGGATTTTCTTCTTTATTAATTTTTGATGGTTTTTCTTTATTCGATTTTTCTTTTTCTTCTTCATCATCACCAAAATCAAATTCTATATCAGTATCTTTTAAAATCATTTTCAAAATATTTTTAATATTATCTCTCGAAAAATTCATAAATGATAAATTAATTTTTATAAATCTATTAAAAGATGTTGATAATTTTAATGCGTCTAATATCGAATCAAATAATTTAAATACTCCATATTCTATTAAACTCGGTAATGGCGGAATTTTAAGTAATAATTCTTTTAATGGTATAAAAAATGTTGGAAATCCTGTATCTGGTATAATATTTAATATTATTAAATATATTATATAAAATATTATATAAAATATTATAAATAATATTAATATTGGATTTCCATAATTTAATGTTGTTCTTATATCACTATCTATATTTTTTCTAAATGCTGGTGGAACATATATAGGTTCTGATGATATAAAAGGTATCCTAATTAATGTATCAAAAATAATAACTGAAAAAAAAACAAAATTTAAAATAATTAATACAATTGAAATTATAATAGTGATATTTATAAAATCCATATTTATATAATTTAATAATTTATTTTCAAATAATTTTTTAATAAATCAAAATTACATACTGAATTATTTACAAAATTTTTAATCTCTTTTGACATATTATTATTTTCTCCATATTTTGTTAATCCCTTCTTTCTAATTACACACATCATATATTCTTTCTTAATTTTTCTAATTGCTTCACTATCAACACTATTTTTTTCTATTATTTCTTTGGATGTTTCTTCATTTTCATCATCTATTGTCGGTGATCTATATAAATCATCTTGAATACCCTTCGATATCTTTCTATTTTTAGGTTTATTTAATAATATCACATCTGATATCATCGCTTTTAAATTATCAAAGAAAAATCCATAAATATCAAAATAACTAGCAATTAAATGTTTTGTTAAATCTTCACTAAATAAACCAAATATTACTCTTCTCATTAATGGTAATATTCCTCTATCTGTTAATTTTTGAAATGGTATTAATAATAATGTTTTTAATGGTATAGGTAATATAAATGGTATTATTGGAATTGGAACGATAATTATATATGGAACAAAATATATAACAACTAACCAAAAAGAAAATATATGTAATAATATAAAAAAAATTATAAATAATATATAGGTTAATGTATATTGAATACCTGGAAAAATATAATAATGTAATCCCCCTTCAATCGGTGTATATGAAAAAAATAAATGTGGTTCAGGTGTTATAAATAATATACCATATAAAGTACAAAATAAATAATATAAAGCAATCATAAACCATACATTAAATAAAAATAGACAAATAAATATAACTTTATCTAAACCATCTAAACTATTAAAATATTTTGAAACAAAAAATGTATAATATATAAATATTAATATAAATATTCCTAAATAAATCAAAATCATTTTCTATTTTTTAATAATTATATTATATTTTTCATTAAATTTATTTATAAAATCAATTGGAATTTCACGCAAATCTACTAATTTTTTATTTAATAAATATTTACTCATTAAATTATTATCTATCAAATATTTATTTCTATCTTCAACTGTCATCATAGCAAGTTTTAATGCTTGTTCGCTTCTCATACTCGTATGAATTTTAGAAATATTATCACTTTTATCTCCAAATATTATCTTATATTCTAATTCATATATTGGATTATGTTTAATTCTTAATGATAAATCTTTAAATTGCATGTTAATTATTGAAACTCTATCATTATACATCTGTAAATAATCATTATCATTTGTAATTATAATAATATTACTATCTTTAATTTCTTCTTTTATTTTTTCTTGAAGAATATAAGCAATGTCATCTGCTTCTAAATTATCCAATTCACAATAATTATATGAATTATTTAATATATAATTTTTGAATAATATAAATATTTGACTATCAAAATTTGATTTTTTCCCTCTACTCTCTTTATATTCTTTATATAAATCATTTCTCCATATTTCATTTCTATTACAATCATTACATAAAATAATATTACTTTTTATTGTCTTGAATTTTTTTATCAATTTATTAATATCATTCTCAAAATGACGGAAAAATGCTAAAATAAAATCATCATTCTTTGTTAAATTATTATAATCTAATTCATCTTCTTCTATCTGTTTTTTAAACCAACTTAATGACGCAAAATAACGATTAAATATATAATAACTCTGGTCTATTAAAATAATAGGTTTAGTATTATTAATGTAAATTGACATAATTTTATTAATATTATTAATTTTCTAAATCATTTTTTAATTTAAAAATGATTTTAAATTATTAATCAATAGATATTATGAACGTTAAACAATTAGAAGCATTAGAAAATGTCAAAAATAATAGAAATATTTTTCTTACCGGTTCCGCCGGTACTGGTAAATCTTTCACTATTAAAGAAATCGTTAAATATTTAGATAATAATAATATTAATTATGGTTTAACCGCTTTAACTGGTTGTGCCGCCGTTTTAATTAATGGACAAACTATTCACTCATTTTTAGGATTAGGTATTTCCCGTGATTTAAATTCTATTATTAAAAATCTCGAAAAATTTAAAAAACAATTAAATATTATTAAAAATCTTCAAACATTAATTATTGACGAAATCTCTATGATGGATAATGAATTATTCGAATTAATTAATAATCTTCTTAAATATATTAAGAAAAATGATATGATTTTCGGCGGTATTCAATTAATATTAGTTGGTGATTTTCATCAATTACCTCCTATTATAAATGATTATTGTTTCACATCTCCTATCTGGAATGAATTAAAATTATCCTCAATAATATTAACTGAAATTATTCGTCAAAAAGATGATGATAATTTAAAAATAATTTTAGAAGAAATTAGAAATGAAAAATTATCCGATAATTCAATTGATATTCTTAAAAGTCTCGTTATCACTGACATAAAATATAATGAAAATGAAATAAAACCAACAAGATTATATCCTATAAATACTAATGTTGATAAAATTAATGCTTATGAATATAAAAAATTATTAAAAAAAAATTCTAATAATGAAGTTTTATATAAAGCACGAACAAATGCCAAAGAATATTTAAAAGATTTAGATAAATATGATATTCGTTTAACTTTAAATACTCAAATTATGGTTATTCGTAATATTTCACTTGAAAATAAATTAGTTAATGGAACTCGTGGAATTGTCGTAGAATTAAAAGAAACAAGTGTTATTATTAAAGATGTTGATGGTAATTTACATGAAATAACATATCATAGTGATATTAATATAAATGGAAAAAAAAATGTTGGAATTGCCTTTATGCCTTTAAAATTAGCATATGCTATTTCTATTCATAAATCACAAGGAGCATCTATTGATAATCTTGAAATTGATTTAGGAGATGATATATTTATTTCGGGACAATTATATACGGCTTTATCTCGTTCAACAAATATTAAAAATTTAAAACTTATAAATTTTTCTCAAAATTCATTAATTAAAAATAAAAAAATAAAAAACTTTTATAAAAATTTATAAAAAAATATATATATATAATAGAAATATCAAATAATATGAATAACGCATATAAAGATCTATTTCAGACTTTTGTCTCTGGCGGTGGATTAGAAAAAAATAATAATAAATTCGATAATGAACCTGAACTCGATGATAATTTCGATGATAATTTTGATGATGGTTTTAATGGCGGTGCTCGTGGTCGAAAACCAAAAACTGACGCTGATAAAGGCAAAACCCCACGTAAAGCTCTTGGAAAAAAAGCACCCAAAGCGAAAAAAGAAGTTGATGACGTCAAAATTGTTGAAGTTGATGTTTTCACCGTAATTGAATCAAGTCTAGGTGTTACCGGTGGTCACTATAAATCACGCACTCCTCGCAGTGCGGCAATAAAAGCTGCTGGACGTATTTTTAAAACTCGTCCTTCTGCTAAAAAATTAACTTTAACTATACAAAAGATTACTCCTCATTCTAATAAACGTGTATATGCCTATGAAGCATCTATTGAATATATTGATGATGTTATCACTCGTAATGGTGTAGAAATTAATATCAAACGTAAAGTTACTGTTAAGAAAATCGATGTTGATGAGAATATTCGCAACCAACAAAAAGAAGATCTTAAAGCTGAACGCAAAGCTTTACGTGATAAAGAAAAGGCGAAAGCCTTAAAAGCTGAACGTGCCGAAATGAGAGCACGAGGCGAAAAACCAGTAAAGAAACAAAATGCTTTAAAGAAGGCCAAGAAACAAGAGAAAGACCTTTTAGATAAAGCGGAAGAACTTTTAACCAAGTATTCTAAATCTATTGCTGATGAAAAAAAGAAACCTAAAACCGCTAAGAAACCTAAGGCGGAAAAGAAACCTAAGGCGGAAAAGAAACCGAAAGCTGAAAAGAAACCAAAAGCGGAAAAGAAACCGAAAGCGGAAAAGAAACCTAAAGCAGAAAAGAAACCTAAAGCGGAAAAGAAACCGAAAGCGACTGGCAAGGCGAAGAAAAATATGTTTTGGGGAGGTACTTGTTCAACAAATACCTGTTATTAAAAAATAAATAATATAAGAAAATACAATTATTTTTATTTAAGAGTTTATCTAATTAATTATGAACCTTAAATATTATTGGATTAATATTGAAAAATCTGTAAATAGAAAAGATTTTATGGAAAATCAATTTAAAAATCTTGAATATGATAATATTAGAATTAATGCGATTACACCAGATGATTTTCCGAATTGTCTAGAAGATGAACCTCCATATTATTGCGGTAATAATTGTTGTCTATTAAATAATTGTAATGATTGTAAATTTGAATATGCTTGTATTTGTTCTCATTTAAAAGCAATTTATGAAGGTTATAAAAATGGCGATGATTATTTTATAGTATGCGAAGATGATATTTATATACCATTTAAAATAGATTTTGAAAATTTAATTAAAGATCTCCCGACAGATTTTGATATATTTCAAATGATGGTATTAGATGAAGGAGCAAATGATTATCTTTATAATTATTTTGATGAAACTAAAAATATTTATATAAAATATAATCCTCTTAAATTATTCTTTTCAACTGGTATGTATATAATATCTCATAATGGAGCATTTAAATTAATTCAAAAAATGATAAATAAAACTTCTTTTAAATTTGATTTTAGAGATATTACAACATTTAAACAAGCAGATTATTTATTATATTTACATGTTAATACATATACTTCAACATTTCCTTTATGTATTCCTAATATTAATCTTATTAGCGAAATCCATCCACAACATTTTTATATACATAAAAAAGCAATTTTAAAAATTCTAGATATTATGAATAATGTTAATAAATATCCTTATATTACTAATATAATTAAAACTGATAATTTTAAATATGATATTAAATATTATTGGATTAATTTAGATAAATCAACTGAAAGAAGAGAATTTATGGAAAATCAATTTAATAATTATAAAATAGATAATGAAAGAATTTCTGCTAAAACTCCAAATGATTTAAATGAAATTCTTGAAAATAAACCACCATTTTTCTGTGGTTATAAAGAATGTGCTGATAATAAATGTAAAAATTGTTCTATTGAATTTGCTACTATATGTTCTCATTTAGAAGCAATTAAAAAAGGTTTTATGTCGGGTAATAATTATTTTATAGTATGTGAAGATGACGTTATATTTAAATTTAATATTGATTTTAATAAAATTATTTCTAATTTTCCAAAAGATTTTGAAATAATTCAAATGATGGTTATTAGTAAAGGTCATCTCGAATATTTTTATAATTCTTGTTTTCTTAAAAATACATTATTTGTTAATTATACACCTATTACCCCTTCTGCTGCTTTTTATTTAATTTCACATAAAGGTGCTGAAAAAATATTAGAAAAATTTATTAATAAAAATACTAATAAATGGGATTTTACTAATTTTGATAGTATTAAAGTTGCCGATGTTCTCATATATCAATCAATTAATACATGTGTTTCAACATTTCCCTTATGTTCTTTTAATATTAATTTCAAATCTCAAATTCACGATTCTCATTTTCAGTGTCATTATGACGCATATGAAACTATTAATGAAATTCATAAAAATTATAAATTAAATCCTTTAATTATCGATCTTCTATCCTAATGAAGATTTATCAAAATTTTTTAAATCAAATTTATCATTAAAAAAATATATCGCTATTAATTTCTTTCTATGAATTCTTAATTTATCACATATATTTAATAAATGTATTTCATCATCCTTATATCTTAACCATTCATTAAATAATTTATTATATAATTCTACACTCTCATTTATTAATGGGTATTTATTACATCTATTTGTTGCTAACATCTGTGCCTCTTCCGCTAATCCTATTATATGAAGAAAATGTTTCGTTATACAATCCCTACATCTCTTATTTTTATTTGTTATATGTTCTTCTAATAATATTGATTGTTTTACTATTTGTTGAAAATTATATGCCGGATTACTTACAGGGTCTAATGCTCCACATGAAATCATATCACATGTTCCAGAATATTTCTTGTTTGATGGTTTTTTATTATCATTTACAAAAAATAAAATCACTAATAAACTTAATAAAATTGTAAGCATTATTATCAAATTTAAAAAATTATTCATTTTTCTAATATTAATATGTATTATTTTAATTGTAAGTTTTAAAAAATATGATTTATCCCTATTTATAAATTATCACATCTAATTACCTGATGACATCTTCAAACAAAGTCTGTAATTTCTCTTGCTCGTGTATTCGTGATGACTGTTCTTTCAAGCATCGTATCGATGATATTGAACTTCGCAAGGAGTTTAAGAAAATCGTTGATGCCAAATATGATAAGAATATTCATAATGAAACCGATCCTGAGGGAATTCGTCATACTCCATGCCTTCATGGTTTCATTTGCGGTAAAGAAGATTGTGGTTATAAGCATCGTTGTTCGTTCGCTGGAAGAAAGTTGATTATCGCCGAATGGAATAAGACACATCCTCGTGAGAGAAAGGAATTGTCGGCGGAAGGAATGAAAAAACTTGAAGAACTGGCATCTAGTGAAGGTTTGACTGTTAAACAGATGCTTAATTCTTATATCCACCAAAAAGAATAATTTTTTTATTTAAATATTTTAAATGATATATATTTAATGTCTAATGAGTTTGATATTGTTTATGAAGCAGTTAAAAATGATGGTTTAAATCTTAAAAATGCTCCTTATGAATTAACAGATAATTTTGATATTGTTTATGAAGCAGTTAAAAATGATGGTTTAGCAATTGAATATGCTTCTTTAAGATTAAAAAATAATATTGATATTATCAAAAGAGCATTAACTATAAATGAATTTTTTGATATTTCTAATATTAATGAATTATTAAAAGCATCAAAAATAGATATAACATTTCTCAATAATATATCTACGAATTTAAGAAATAATATTGATTTTTTTAAAGAAATTATTAAAATTAATCCTTTATCAATAGAATACGCATCTAATGAAATTAAAAATAATTTTGATATTATTTTAGAAATCGTTAAAATTAATGGTTTATCTTTAAAACATGCTTCATCACAATTACAAAATAATTATTTAATATGTATAGAAGCAGTTAAAAATAATTATAATAGTTGTTTATTCATTTCTTCATATTTTAAAAATAATATAGATTTTGCTATTGAAGCAATTAATATAAATAGTTTTTCATTAGAATTCTTCTCTGATGATATTAAAAATAATTTTGATATTGTTAAAAAAGCAGTTTCTAAAAATGGTTTATCTTTAAAATTTGCCTCTAATCAACTTAAAAATAATATTGAAATTATTGATATCGCAATTAATAATTATCCTTATTCATATATTTTCGCTTCAAAAGAACTTAAAAAAAATTTTGATTTAGCTTTAAAAATTGTTAAATTAAAAGGTTATATGCTTAAATATTTATCTATTGATATGAAAAATAATTTTAATATTGTTATGGAAGCTGTTAAAAATAATAATAATTCATTTATTCTTTATTATGCTTCCGAAGAATTAAAAAATAATTATTGGATTGTTATGGAAGCTGTTAAAAAAAATGGTTATCGATTAAAATTTGCTTCTAAAAAATTACAAAAAAATCGTAATATTTGTTTAGAAGCAATTAAAAATAATCCTGATGCTTATCAATTTATAGATAATTCTTTCAAAAATGAAAAAATATTTACTCCCTCAAAGCACTACGCACTTTCATAATCGCCTTTCCAAGACGATTTTTACCCTTCCAATCTTTCTCTGGTGTTTTTAATGTATCGCTGATATTTAATCCATTTCCCCAAATACTATCATATGGAGAACATTCGACAATAATTTTATCACCAGTATCCAATAATAACTTCTTCAAATTTTCATTTTGCGAAAATTTAGAAAGATTGGCATAAAATACAACAGCATCTGCTACTTCATTCCATTTCTCATCATTGAAATTTTTCACATCACGACCTAATTTCTTTTGTTCCTTTGGTTCATCTGTCGCAAGAATAAGTTTAGCACTTTCATCATCTTCAAATAAAATTGCCTTCTGGTGCATCATTCTTTTCTCACAACAATTATATGTAATTCCGTCCATTACGAAATCAGAAATATACCATTGAGAAGGCCAATTTGATTTAAAATAAACACCATTCTCATTCTCATAGAACTTCTCATCAGTATTCATGTTAAACTTATTTAAACATATATTTATATATTTAAATCATTTTTTTATTCTCTTTTTTTATTTTAATTACAAAAAAATGATATTTATTTTTGAAATTAATATTTATTAAATGAAACAAAATATGCCTATTAATCATAGAATTAAATGGACTGATGATGAATTAAATCAATTATTAAGAGAAACTAATAATAAAATTAATATTAATAAAATTGCGGATAATCATAAAAGAACTGTTGAAGCAATTAAATTTAAATTAATTAGACATTCTATTAAATTAATTGAAGATAATCCTTTAACAATTTCATTAAAGGAAATTCAAAAAATAACAAATTTATCAAAAAATGATTTATTAGATGGATTTAAAAAAATTAAATATAATTATATTATTAATGATAATAATGATTTTAATGATGTCATGAATATTATTCATTATATTAATATTAATGTTATTTTAATATGGATTATTATTATATTTCATCTTGTATTTCATTTTTAAATTCTTCCAATTGTAGTGCTCGAAGGATTTAAATTCGCCCAATAATTTTTATTTGTTATCATTCTAGTTGGTTGAATTATAGCAAAAGCAAAATATATCATTAAAATAGTTATTAATGATACATATAATATAATTATATATATATATAAATGTGGAATTAGTGAATATAATATTAATGATAATAATATAATTATTATTATACATGATATTATAAAAATAATATTAAATAAATAAAATTTATCTTTTTTTATTAATTCAATATTATTAGTTAAATTTATTAATTTTATTTTATTATATTCCTTCTTTTTACTTTTTTCTAAATAAATATTATATAATAATATATTCGCATCATATGAAAATGATTTACTATCAATAGTATAAATATTTATTCTCAAATTATTAAATAAATCATTAATAACATTCGAATACTCATTTATATAATCTATTAAAAAATTAAAAAATTTTAAATTATATTCTTTATTTAATGTTGGACTAAAATTTATTAATGAAGTTTCAATTTTTATATTTTCAAAATTTTCATATAAATTTATATATCTATTTTTTATATAATATAAATATGTTATTATAATTAATAAAAATAATTTTATTATATATATTCCATTTTTAATTACATCTGAAAATATTGAAAATATATTAATAAATATTATTATAATTAATATAATAATTAATATTATAATTATAATAATAGAATAAATTTTTGTTAAATT